TTACTGCCTTCCCCAGTCGCTCGTATTCTCCGTATTATTACGGCTGGATACAACGCGGCTGAGGCGCCGGCGGAAGCACGTGGATCACGTGCGCCGTAGGCGTTAGGTAGTTTGATAGCTACACCTGATTTGGGGATCCCTCCACTCTGGGAGGGGTCCCCGCCTTCGACATTCGTGGCTCCTGTCGATTCCCTTTATAGGGGATCGAAGGTGGACTGCGTGGCTGGAAGCTAACCCCCTAGTAAGGAGGAAGCTTGAAAAGCCACGAAAGTATTCTCCTCGAGTTAGGCGTTAATATCCTTATGGATATTAATGCCCAGTGTGTCGCTAACGAGTCAGCCGAGAAGGATATCATGGTTCTGATATCCCGTGTCAAACACGAAGGATTATCATTTTTGACGATAACCCTTCCTGCCTTTGGCGCAGACTTCGAAAGTTGTCTGCGTTACGGGTTTGTTGACTCAAAGTATTTCCAGGGTTTCCGGAAATACCGAAAAATCCCCGCATTTCTGCGAGGTATTTTCAGTCAAGTGTTTGACGCTGACACTGGTAATATCTTGGAGAATCCTTCAACTCAAGCTATAGGATGTATTCGCGAAATTGCGAATGCATTCAAAAAGCTTAAGTTGACTTGCGCCCCTAAAAGGGTGCGCAAGGCTTTCCAAGGATATCTACAAGATGAGCAAGATCTTGAGAAGGCCTTAGCACCAGAAGACATTGATGATTTCATCAGTGTCTCTGACTTATGTTGGAGTTTCTTGTCATCTGATTGGCAGATGCCAACGTTTGACATGTTACCCAAACATGGTCCTGGTGCAACTGCTGATCGTATTAGTGGCAACACTAAATACGATTTTCGCAGTTGGCACGAGCGTCTTGAACCGTACTTTCCTCTTGATTCGTTTGCATTTGTTAATTCAAATGCATTTGAGTCTGAGGGGTTCAAGGAACTCACGCTCGTTCGTTCGGAAGATGAGCAACCCGTAAGGGTTATCACCGTTCCGAAGACTCTCAGATCTCCCCGTATCATCGCTATAGAGCCACTGTGTATGCAATATACACAGCAAGCGATTGCTCAATTCTTGGTAAAAGAAATTGAGCGAGCTGGAATATCTGCTGGTCATGTAAATTTTACTGATCGGTCGATAAATCGCAGCTTAGCGATGATCTCCTCGCAGACAGGTTCGATGGCGACATTGGACTTGTCTTCGGCTAGCGATAGAGTACCTTTATCGTTAGCGATTCGCATGTTCGATTCAAACCTTGAGTT